TCGGCGAAGGTTTAACAACCCTTTGGGAGAACCCAAGAGGAAGTTAAGGTACTGGGCTAAAAGGAAGTCATCACCACTATCGCGATCTTGGATCGGAGTGCAAAGCACTTCTCTCCATTTCCACGATTGTTGGTGACGGCACCATTTAGTCCATTTGCCACACAAAAAGGTATCCTGCAGAACCGCAAATGCACCGTTAGACTGCATCTTCTCCTGGAAAGAAGAAGACCCAGCAGTCGGTACATGCACAGACCTAGGTCTGTACAAGCGCCTCTGCACGGGGACCCATTCTCGGATCATCTGACGCACTTCTGTGAAGAAAAGCGTCTGACGATGACCGCGAAGAGTGGCATTATGGAATATCATAAGTCGGATATCATCCGACAGATGGTAGTCCATGTACACAGGACGAACGTCCTGACCTTTGTACCAATCTGTCCCACAACTCTCCCGAAAAGGTCCTTCAGAGAAGGACTTTTCCTGGTTGACTATAAATCCGCAGTAGGTCATAAGTCTACTGAGGAACGGCACAGCCTCTGACGCGATGATGATATCGTCGCCATACACGCTGTGAGTTTTATTCTTACTTCGAGCAAAGAAAATCGATGCTCTAACGCAAGAGATAAAAATTATAGTCTCAAGAGGGAAACAGAAACCGTTACCCATTGAAGTAAATTTATGATACTCATGGATTTCTCCATCGAGATCATACTTTTGACTTCTCGTCTGGTTAAGAAGATCAAACCAGGCGACGGGCAATAAGAACCGAACAAGTTCGGTACTTATTGTATCACTCGCCGAGGAAAGATCTATAGTGGCTAAATCGCCAGTAATAGAACCTTCCTGAGCAAGAACAGAGTTCTTGCTCTGATCAGAGAGATCATAACCCCGCCCTCGCAATTTCTTGCGAAGAACGGTGTCAATTCCTTTCTGAACAAACGAGTTTAATAATGGTTCGACGGCTATCGACCTTTCGGTCGACGCCGTCTTTGGCACAAAACTAACTTTGTTAAACGGTAGAGATACGCACTTTTCCCTAGCCCTTTGCATAACTACGTCTGTATCAAAACAGGCATAGCCATTCCTCCTCTCCATTAATGAGAGTTGGATCTGGTGGTTATTCCAGAGGGCAGGGAGAGCGTATTTCTTGGCTAAGGGGCCGACGGTCCAATTCGTAGCGAATAACTTTCGATACAAATTGGTAGCATTTCCGTGGACCCCCATAGCTGAGCCTGCTGAGAAACCGCAACTGTCTTGAATCTCCTTCATATCAGGCGAATCGCCTAATAGTCCGTGGATCCAAGAACGCATATACTCGAGATATTCTCGGTACGTGCTATAACGTTTGTTAAGCGTTCGAAAACGCTTGTTGGTCAGTTTACACTTCCTTTCGGAAGCAATAAACTTGCCAACAGCCACTTGACGTGGACTCTCGGTTAATCCGAGCGTCTCATAATCAAGAGGATACTTACGTATCAGTGCGGCAATCTGAACCGCTGCATAATGCTGTGCAGCATCGCTGTATACATCTGTAGTAGCGAGTTCAGCCCATTTCCAAAGAGAAGCCCAATCGTTAGCACGTATGTGCATAACGAGAAGGCGACTCCAAGGATATTGGGCACAGCGTCCGTTTAATAGCTTAAGCAGTACCTTACGGTACCGCTTTATGCTGAGGGCATCCTTCACAGGATTTACCCAAACTACGGTCCTTTTCTTGGATTTCATTATGATTTCCTTTAAAAGTTAATGGTGTAGATATACCTAAACGATCACAGCGTTAAACTATGATCGAATAGAGACAACTCCATGGTAGGATTGAACAGATTGTAAAAATCAAGAACTCCCACGTATTGAGAAAATTATCAATAAGTGAGGTCATGATTATTAAACAATGTTGTGCAATCCGCACTTATGGCGAAGTCACCTACATCATCCCGTAGCGCGTTGGCATCCGTGGTTGTGATGCCAACAGGTAAAGAGCACGAAATAGTAACAATCGCGTCGGCAGAGCTACCGTCGTCGAGAGTTACAGTTTTCGTGCGCTTCGCCTCAGCACGTGCAACACCAGCAAAAGTAGTAGTAGGCTTTGGAGCCACTCGTGATAAAGACAATTCGTCTTTAACACTAAAAGTGTGATCCGGACCTGTATACTTTACTTTGTTTGGTGTTACAAAGCTGTCCTGGTCATATGCCAGGGTATTTAACGTTATGGTCATTATTGTTTCCTTCTCTGTTATTTGACGCTAAGCTTAGACACAATCAAAGCGATTGTATCGGCTAAGTGCAACCAATCTTTCGGAACATCAAAATCAATCTGATGCATCCGATGTTGAATGGAAGCAGAAACGCCAGGGTGTCGATAGACTTCAACTTTCTTTCGACTATACGTGCCAGTAGGATATATCGTAACAGACATACGCGCGGGGAATGCAGCAGCTTTAACAGCTGTTACAGTACACTCGTCGACTGTAGTGGTCGTTACTTTAGTCCAACTGGCAAGAGTTTTGACATCAGCCTTAGGAGTCATTGCACGGATGAAATCACCAACGTTGGCTAACCAATCAACTACGAATGAGTAAGGAATTAACTCATAGATAGTGCTTGGAAGCTCATGAAAGGTGGTTCCCGCAGCGTCTGCAATAGAAAAATTATGTTCGTACAGAATTCCTGCACGAGCATCAATTTTAATATCATTAGTCGCTGTGGTAGTCGAGTCAAAATAGGCACCCCCAGTCGTAGTTTCAACTTTCGTTGTCTGCGAGAGGGTGTCTGACTGACTAGCACGTGCAGTTAATCTTTTATGGCCTTTGTCAGCAGTAACCGCTTTCATTGTCCCATCAATCGATAAAAGTAATGGCATGACGCCATAACGATATCTTAGCCAGCTATCAGAAATATAATTTCCGACAGCTTTATAGGGGCTCTTCTTAAATCCACGTGACGAACTAACGTCAGAGATGAATTTATTTAGATTCCCTAAAGGCTTACGTAATAACCGCATGGTCTGCTTCCTCTCACCGAGATCGACAAGCGCCTGCACTTCGGCCGGTACAACATTGGCTAAAGCGCGTGTGCTAACGATCCCGAGTAAAGAGGCTTGAGCAGCATCGCGGGACGTATTGGGGGCGGCAAACCGGGCATACTTATCTACGCCTAAAGCGTAGTAACCAGTACCGGATTGCCAGTCAGCGGGGGGACCAGGTACAGCTGAACAAGCAACACTTTTGTCGACTCTCCAACCTGTCGTGCTATATGAGTGCTCTGTTTTCACAGAGGAAAACTCATTGTTAATAATGTCTCCCTTAGCCTTTCGGCTATGGAAGTTTGGGGTCACAACATCTTTTGTTGTCTCCTCAATACCATTATAAACACCGTGGCCGATCTCAATTACTCCGTTAGGGCTTCCATCACATAGAAGCCCATCACCGATGTAAATGTGCTCGACACGCGTATCGCGCGACCTGGTTCGAATAGTCATATAAGTGTTACTCCTGTTCAGTGAACCGTTTAGGAAAGACACCAATTTAGTATAATAATATACGATTGGCATCGACCTACGGTCGATGAAGTACTGCTTAGGTGTATTCATGCAGCCGGAATGGCTCCATTTGATACAAAAGTTCAACTTCGTTAACTGTTATATTCACATATAATAGTTACGTGAGTTGAGCAGTCCGAACCCCG